CAGTTCATCCCCGCTCATGACCCTCAAGTGAAAGAAATAATCTGGCGCGATCAATCCAGCAACCAGTTCCCTCTTCTCAACCAGCCCTTCGAAATCTCCGCCCTCCCCTTTTCTGTCGCCTCTGCCATCCACTCCGAGAAATCTGACCCAACCCTCCTGCCGGCATCTATTCCCAAACGCCTCCGCTTCCGACCTTCTCCTGCCCCCTACTCCATTTCCCCGAAAGACGAGATTCTCGGGGCCGTCCTTTTCCAATCCCTTTGCCGAGCTTACCATCGTTCCCCACTCGCAGAGGTCCCTTTTGATGAGGCTGTCTTTATTGAATGCATCAACGCCAACGAGTTCTGCCAACTGTCCTCCAAGACCCAATCAGTCATCATGGCAAATGCAAACCGCTCGGATCCAGACTGGCGCTGGGCAGCAGTCCGCATCTTCTCCAAGACCCAACATAAAACAAACGACAACTCCATCTTCGGGAATTGGAAAGCTTGCCAGACCCTCGCCCTCATGCACGACGCTGTCATCCTCCTCCTGGGGCCAGTAAAAAAATACCAACGCATCTTCGACAATCAGGATCGCCCATCTAATATCTACGTCCACGCCGGGCACACGCCATTCGAACTCTCACAGTGGTGCCAAGACCATCTCACCGACCAGCCGCACCTCGCCAATGACTACACCGCCTTCGACCAATCCCAGCATGGCGAGGCCGTTGTCCTCGAGCGCCTCAAAATGCACCGCCTCTCCATCCCCCAAGCCCTCATTGACCTTCACGTCCACTTGAAAACCAACGTTGACACTCAGTTCGGACCCCTCACTTGTATGCGCCTCACCGGAGAGCCTGGAACTTACGACGACAACACTGACTATAACCTCGCCGTCCTCTTCACTCAATATAACATCACTTCTGAAGCCGTTATGGTCAGCGGCGACGACTCCCTCATCGATTCCATCCCCCCACTCAATCAAGCCTGGCCATCCATTCAACCCCTTCTCTCCCTCCGCTTCAAGATTGAGATAAACAAGTACGCCCTCTTTTGTGGCTACTTCGTCGGTCCCTCTGGAGCCTGCCGCTCACCTCTCGCCCTTTTCACAAAACTCGCCATGGCCATAGACGATAGCTCTATCCCAGACAAGCTCGTCAGCTACTTAACCGAATTCTCCGTCGGCCACTCCCTCGGGCAATCCATGTGGAACTTGCTCCCCCTCTCCCATGTCTCTTTCCAATCCGCCTGCTTCGACTTCTTCTGCCGCCACGCCCCCCCCGCCCGCAAAGTTGCTTTCAACATCGGAGAAATCCCCTCCTCCACCATCGATTCAATCCTCTCGGCCCTCTCGTCCATCACCGCCCCCGTTTGGAGCATGCTC